TCTGAATGCGAAAACTAGCACCACCGACAGGAGGAGAAGTTAAAGCGGTAGATGTGCTCGACTTTGACAGATGGACACCCTGAGCCGGTGAAGCGGTTCCAAATCCAACGCGATCATTCGTCGAATCCACCTTCAACGTCGAGGTATCCACCGTCAGATCGCCGGTGATGGTGGCGCTGGCGAGGGTGGCGGTGGGAGAACAAGCGAGAATGTTGTTGATGCTGATTCGCTTGGTGTTCCCTGACGCTGGTGGCGTATCTGACACGTCCACGATGGGAATCATGTCATTGGCGGGATCGGCGGCAGTCAATGCCGTCAGGGCTGTGATCTTTGAGTCTGGCATATCAGTAAACGGTTAGAATGAATTTTCCGAGGTCTTCTTGTAAAAGGAAACTGGTCCCGTCCTCCAGCACTATGCTGTCGAAGGTTCCAAATGAAATGACGAGCTTGCTCACACCATCCTCCTGAAGCAGGAAGGTCTCGTCTTCTTGGAGAACATCCCTCCGCATAATCGGAGGCTCAGGCATGATCTGGCTTACAGATCGCGTCCTGTTGATTGATGTTCCGAGTGAAATCATTAGGCGCGAGCGTTAAACGCCACCACAGAGCCGCTGGAGATCTGGAAGCCGGTGATGTTGCCCACCAGTGGGGTTCCAGCGGGAATCGTCTTGGAGGTCCAAGTTCCGGCAATGCGGTGTCCGGTGATCGACGTGAACACCGTCGGCTCAATCGGGATCAAGCCAGACCAAGCACCGGTTTGCGCTGCGGTAGTGGTGAACAGCTCGAAGCCTTCTCGGCCCATGCTGTATTCTGTGGAGATGTCTGCTTGAACGGCCATTTTGTTTTTCGGTTAGAGGGGGACCACCGGAACTTTCCAGCAGCCCCCCTCATTTTAGGTTAACCTTTTCGAACTTTCGGTGCTAAGGCTCCCTGTATCCACAGGATGAGCTTACCTCCTTCTGGAACTGAAACAGTGTTGAAATTGTCGCGTTGGAGACTCGCGTCAATATCGGGACCAGAAACGATCTTGCTCTTGCCGTTCTTGTCCACTGCTACGGTGGTGGCGATACGCATATCCTTAAGGATTAAGCGGGAATCAGGATCTTACCCTGAGTGGTATCAGCGGCAGCGGCTCCGAACATGATGTCGTAGGACGCCATGTGAGCGCGGGAAGCGCGGCTGTACCAGACAGACAGCAAGACCGACAGACCGTTGCTCAACTCGACAGTGCGCTGCTCAACGAACTCACCAGCGATCATGCCAACCGGAAGACCAGAGACAACCGCGATGGAATCAGTACCACCAACGAAGCCCACGGTGGTAGCAAGCGCACCAGTGAAATCGTTCTGCTCCATAATGGAGGAGAAACCAAACAGACCGTTGTTCAACGGGCCGAAGCGAGCGTCAGGGAAGTTCGTGCCAGAACCCAACAGACGAGCGAGATAAGCACCGTCAAGCAAGAGCTGCTTGTTACGGAAGTTCTTAGCTAGAGCCAAGATCTGCGGCAAGTCGCTAGTGTCGAAGTTAGCGGCAGTCCCGATGACACCACCACCAGCGGCAGGAACACCGAAGTTTGCGGAGGTCATCACAGCGGTGACCTTCTTGCTAATAGCAAGAGCGAAGATCTCAGCGGAACCCTGAGCGAGATCCGACAGAGCGAAACCCTGATTCAACTCCTGCTGAGTGACAGTGAAGGTCTTGGTGATCTGGTTAACGGTAACCTGAGTGTTCTCAAGAGTGGACTCGTTATTCGAGTTGTTCTCGAAATCGGTCAGGTTGTCTTGAGCAGCATCACCAGTGGTGAACTTCTTGACCTGCACCGTAGCGCGGGGACGGAGGTTATCCAGACCCACGTTGCGAGTGAAGCCGCTAATCATCGCCAACTTGGTAGAGGCAACAGTGATAACAGCGTCAGCGAGATAATCGACAACGAGCGCAGGGGTGAAGGTGTTGCCGTTCTGGGGAGCCAGCAAGCGGGACTGTCGGACCAGTTCGCTGTGGTTCTGGATAAGGAACGAACGACGCTCAGCACCAGCCTTCATCGACTTGTACTGTTCCAGCAGCGGGTTTCCGAGGTTCTCAATCACGGGACGCACCGGCTCAGGAGCAGGAGCAGCGGCGGGAGACTTCATGGAAGCCTCAAGAGCAGAGAGCTTAGCCATGATGGACGCGAGATCAACGGAAGCGGCAGGAGCAGCCGCAGCCGTCACAGTAGTGCTATCGGACATATCTTTTGTGTCGGGTTGTTGTGTTGGTTGCGGCAAAGAAACTTTGCCATTTTCGCTGACGGCGTTATTGCCATCCGCAGAAACTTTGTCGTCTGGGGAATCGTCATCTTCCTCCAGTTCTTCACGCTCCAGTTGAGCGTAGAGAGCGCGGAACCAATCGCGTCCAGCAGCACCTCCCCAGAGGTTAGCTGCTACGTCCGCAGGAGTGTTGGGTTCAGCCGCAAGAAAGCGTTCATTGCGACCCCACCAAGCGTTAGCCTTCTCAACCTTATCTTCGGTGGGGATCTCACCGGCAACGAGAGACTCAGCTTCAATCACGGTCTGTTTCTCAAGACCATCACCAGCCAAACCTTCAGCGTATTGTTCCAGACCTTTGCGGAGGTTGTTCTTGACCGTCTCGGGAGCGGTCTTGGTGACAGCGCGGGGATGCCACTTAGCAGCCATTGCAAGCTGTTTGATCGGCTTGTCTACCAAACCAAACTGAATTGCTTCAGCGGTGGTAAACCAAGTTTCCGCTTTCATTGCAGCGCGGATAGACTCGGGAGAGCGACCGGTCTTTTTGGCATACACTCCAACCAACACTTCAGCGTGTTGATCAAGAGCATCAGCCATTTTCCGCATATCCTCGGAAGTGCCAGAAGCCATTCCAGAAGGATCGTGGATCATCATTAGAGCGGCATCAGCCATCTCAACACGATCTCCAGCCAGAGCAATGATCGAAGCAATAGAAGCCGCAATGCCAACGACGCGAGTGGTCACCGGAGCTTTGCGACCGCGCAACTGGTTGTAGATGGACAATCCATCCCAAACGTTACCACCGGGAGAGTTAATCTCCACCAAGAGCGGACCATTGCCAACTTCAGCAAGAACGTCAGAGAACTGCTTGCCAGATAGACCGTTACCACCAAACCAGTCCTCGCCAATCTGGTCAAAGATCTGAATGGTCGCAGTCTCACCAGCGGAAGCCGCAGGAGCGTAATAAAGCCAATCTGATTTTTTGGTGAAGCTCATTCTGTTTTCTTGGCTTTCGGTTTGCGAGTCTTCTTAGCGTTAGCAGTGACAACAGTTTCTTCAACAACCGGAACCGGACCACCTTCTGACGGAGCCACCGGAGCGGGACTATCAGACGGAGACGGTTCAGGAGGTTGCGGAATAGTCGGCTCGGTCTTAATACGCTCTGGCCGATCTTCTTGTATAGTAGAAACTTCTGACACTCGGAGTCCGTACTTACCAGCAAGCTCTCTGATAAACAAAGCTTGCTGTGCTTTTGCTTCTAAAGCAGAACGCCAATCAAGACCCCGCGCACCATAGACCTCATCATAAGTCAGAATGCCAGCTTCTAACTCAGCCAACTGAGCAGCGGAATTACGGCCAACATCAACATTTGGGGAGCGCGGAGCGGTAATCGCTACCTCGTACCAATCAGACGGAGCATCATTGAGAGCGGGATCGCTCTTGATGGCATACTCCATGACATATTCATAAATACGCCGAGCCGCTGACGACATCACTTGATGCCGAGACTTAAACCACACAGCAGACATATCTAGCGCACCGCGATAGACAGTCCCCTGCATGGACTCGGGATAAACAAGAACGTAAGGAATACCAACACCAGCACAGACTTTCTCGGTCAGTTGACGCCAGTACTCGCGCATATTCACACCGGGACGTTCTGTTGCGAACTGCTCAAATGAATCGCCGTTCTTCAGTACTTTAACAGACGAACCAAAGACCTGCTCGTAATAGTTTTCCGCAGTGTTCTGATTGGTTTGCGAGATTCCACCGGAACGGAGGCTGGATGCTTGGACCTCACCGCTTACCGTCTTGACGATCTGAGCGACGGAAGCACCCAACTTACAAGCTTCCATCTCCAGCTTCTGCAAGTCGTCGAGATCGTGAAGATCATTGATAACCGCGCTAACAAATGGAAGACCTCTAAGCTGACCGGGACGATTCGGCTCGTAAATGTGAACCACCGAGTCTGAACCAATCGAACGAACGTCAGTTAGATTACCCTGAGTCTTCTCCGATCCGATAAAATACGAGATTGCGCGTCCAGTCTTAGGATCAAACCGGATACCGTCAAACACCGTTAAATCGGACTCCATACCGACAGGAGTCGCAATCGACTGAGCTTCGATAAGCTGCAATCTCGGCTTCCCGCTCTCACCCTTAGTGAGAAGGATGAAGCTCTCACCGTCAAAGAACCAACCGCGAGCCGCTTGGCTCATCAGCGTTGCGAAAGACTGACGCGAACCAATATCGGGATAACGGCTCCAAACATCGAACCACTTTTTGGCTTTGAGGTTCCAAGCTGGATCACTAGAAGCAGGTTGAACCGAGAAGCTAGAGCCAACGGTGTACGACTCAAACAGATCCCCAAGTCTATTTAGAACAGCGTTGTTCTGTTCAAAGAAACGGGACTTACGGACAATGGCTTGTCGAGTTGAACTCGTTACATCAAAGCGAGCCGAAGTATAGGACGTATCAAGATACGAACGACGCAACGACTGACCGGCTCCTTCGTATTTGTTAACGGGAGCGGGAAACAGCTTATTAGCGATGGTTTGCAGGATTCCCATTAGCTCATTCGGGTTGTTGCTTCACGACGGAACTGTGTGAAATCACCGTAATACCGAGTAACTGCTACCAGAATGGTTCCAAGCATCTTGTTATAGATCTGGAGATCTGACGGGTTAGTGATTCCGTCTCCAGCCAATAGGGTCACAGCAAGATCGTAGTCTGACAGCAGTGATTCCCACATTTCCAACATTTCACCAGCGGAAGCGGAACCCTTACCGGGTTCAGCGAACTCAACGGAAACGTCAGAACTAGAAGTTGAGCGGACAACTTGACCGGACTCTATAGCGTTTGCGGCAACAGTCAGCTTTGCAGTCAAAGCCTCAAGCAATGTCAAAGCAGCTTTGCTTGCGTAGGTAGTACGCAAATAACTCCGCTTAGTCGCTACGGTGTAGGTCAACACTTGGGCGGACTATTCACAGACCAACTGTGAAGTCAACTACTAGAATTTTCTGAATTAGTAGATGCGAGATCGTTCCACAACATGACCATCGCCAATTGCATCAACTCGCAGTCATGCAAATGATCGGGCCAACGGGTATTCCGCTTAAACCACAGATGTTTGATTCTTCCCGCTCTGTTAGCCGTTGGCTTTAGAACGTGAGAATCTAAGTGCTTCCAGTATGTATCGGAATCGCTTGCAAATGCCCCCTCAGCCTCTAGTGGTGCGGGTAGACTGCAAACGGTCCATTGGTGATTCTCGGACCCTTTACGGAGCCGCTGAAGCACTTCCCGCATGTGTTCAGTATCGAAGACCAGAAGAGGCTGGACCGCATCAGTCCGCATTGACGTTGATGTCGTAATGCCAAACGGATGGATTGCGCCAGTCTTGCTGGTGAATCGCGCTCCGGTTTCTCGGCCTTTCATTGGCATCCAACCAATAAGCATTGGCTTTCTCAGCCCTCCTTCTGGTGGATACCGGAGACCGCAGGGATATGTGATTGGATTAACGCTGCTCTGTGAGAACTCAGCACAAGCATCGTAGACGGCTTGTGTGTTGAAACCGGAGTCAATCCCAACGTCCATGTCATGCACGTTGTATTGAAGTTGTACCCGTCGAAGTGCTGCGAAATCGTCTGCGTGACCGGCAGCAACAAGACGCGAATTGCCTTTGCTCCATTCTCGACAGACCCACCAGACAAACGGAGCAGCGGCTTGTACGTCAGCGGTCAGATAGCGTCTGGCTTCAGGTAGTCCAGCATCGGATACAATCTCCACTCGCTCTTGTTGGGACTCTTGGTTTTCCCACGGTTCCGACAACATTCCGTTGATGAAACCCTGCAACCCCATCATTGAGCTTTTGGCTTCCAAGAACGAGACAGCTAGATGTCCCCAAGTGCATTTACGATCTGGTGAATAGAGGCTCGATAAGTGATAAGAGCGAACGCTTGGAAGGCTCGCTTGATTCTCGGCAATCCATTTCCCGTGTCTCAACGCTGCCACCTTATGGGAATCAGAAATCTTACCCTGACAGAGTTGGCAAACGTAATGTGCTGACGACCGGATGCGCTGCCAGTCTGGTTTTCCGTCTTCGGTCTTCGCGTTGTCCCAAGTGACTTGCTTCCATTCTAACTTGATGTACTCGGAGCAATGCGGACAGGGGATGTAATACCGTCGCTGGTCTCCTCTAAGATAACGCTGCCAGATTCTACCCTCTGAGGTTGTCGGAGTGCTGGTAAAGAACGCTTTGGAGCTTGAGAATGCTTTGAGCCGCTGCTCTGCAAGGTCCAGAGCATCAGCTTCCTTAGCAGTTGCTTCAGCGAATTTGTCCACTTCATCTGCGACCAAGATTCGCACCGGACGGGACGCTAGATTTGCCGGTGAGTTGGACCCAACAAAGGTCAAAGTGCAGCGATCAAATTGCTGCTCTAGATTGGTCATCTGGTCTGCATCAGAAGGAAACCGCGCAACCAATGCGGGACAGTCTTCCAGCAATGGCATCCAGCGCGATTTGGAGAAGCTGCGAGCCAGATTCTCACTCGGCATCAGCCACAGCGCGGGACTCGGTTCTGTGTCGATAGCCCACGCAAGACCAGCCATCAAAGTCGTCGTCTTGCTGGTCTGGGAACCCCAACAGAGCGTGACCTCAGAGACTGACGGATCTTTCCAGCACTCAAGCGGTTCTCTGCAATACGGACGAACAGCCGTGGAGAATGGACCGGGATGTTCAGTCTGCCGTTGTGTCAACGTGAGGTTGGCTTCGCTCCATTCCACAACAGTCTGACGTGGAGACGGACGGTAGATCTGTCTTCTGAACTCTAGGATTTCACGCTGTAGATCAAGCATCAGAACAACTCCGTATTCAATTCTTCGATCCGGTGCTTTCGAGCCTCATTCATGTTGAGAAACGCCATCCGCTCATTGACTCCATCCATCAACTTGTCCCGCAACTGCACGTTGCAACCCCAAGTTGCATTCTCGTTGAAGATCTCAACCATCAGCACCAGACCGTCTGGCTCTAAGTGCAGAACTCCCCAAAATGGCAACTTAGTGTGCTTCGTAATCTCAAGCGCGGCTTGAAGCTTAGACCATGAAATCATCCATTGGTTGCCGAAGGTTGATTCCAGCTTTGCCAGTCCGTAAGTCCGAGATTTCACCTCATAACTTCCGGTAATTACGCCAGAGTTTTGGTTCCAGATGAACCCATCAATGCGGGAAGGCTTATCGTCTGCGATTGGCAGGAATCTAAGAACCGTGTCACGCTCAATGGCTTTGAGCGCGATCTTGTTCTGACGGAGTGCTTCTAACCCTCTCGGCTTCTGGCAGTTCAGGATTTCCATCACGCCTTTTCCAGAACCGCTTTTTTGCCGGTGAAGTCTTCCCAACGCTTGACGATTACGTCGCAGTATTTGGGATCTAGTTCCATCAAACGGGCTTTGCGGTGGGTTTTCTCGCAAGCAATCAGGGTGCTGCCGCTGCCGCCGAACAGGTCAAGCACCACGCCATTCTTGTGGTAAGTGTTCAGAACATCTTCAATCAAACCCACAGGCTTTTCGCAAGAATGCACCGTCTTATGGACGCGAGCGTGATCCCAAACGTCGGCGGGCGCTGTGCTTGGGTAGACAGGCTTTCCGTTCAAGCAAAGATAAAATGGCTCGTGCTTCGGGCGTGAGTAGTAGCCAATCCCAAAATTGTTTTTAACCCAAATGTGCATTGCTTGAATCTTGAAGAACTTTTGCAGCGAACGCTCAAACGCGCCAATCTTGGACCAGCCGGTCCAGACGAAGGCGTAGGTGTCTGGCTTCATTACCACCAAAGCTGTCCCAAAAACGCCGTCTAGGAAATCATCAAACTCTGCTCCGTTCAGGTTATCGTTTAGAATGATGTCGTGCGTACCGCGCTGCGGCTTGAAGTTGATGCCATAAGGTGGGTCGGTGAACAGCACGTCTGCCTTAACGCCAGCCATCATTTTTTGAACTGCATCAATACTTGTAGAATCCCCACACATCAGCCGGTGGTTTCCTAGAACCCAAATGTCTCCGAGCTTGGTGACTGGCTCAACAGGAGGTTCTGGTATTTCATCTGGATCGGTTTGTCCCTCGATGATTTCCGAGTTCAAGAGAGCATTGAGTTCGTCATCTGAGAATCCGGTCAGATCGGTGTTGAATCCTTCCTCTTGCAGAGTAAGCAATTCGGCTTTGAGCATCTCATCGTCCCATCCAGCGTTGAGAGCCAGCTTGTTGTCAGCGATCACATAAGCCCTAATCTGTGATGGGCTTAAGTGTCCAAGACGCAGACACGGGACTTCCGCTAATCCAACTTTCTTTGCAGCCATTACTCGACCGTGACCGGCTATGATTGTCCCGTTGGAATCGATAAGAACTGGATTGGTAAATCCAAACTCACGAATTGAGGCTGCGATTTGAGTTATTTGCTCGTCGGAGTGCGTCCTAGAGTTGCGAGCGTAAGGGATAAGGCTGGAGACCAGCAGGTGTTCAATTTGATTCATTTCCAAGGATCGGTTGAGTGCAGAGTTTTCAGACATACTTCTTGAACCCAACGCTCTAGTTCGCGTTCAGCGTGTTCTGGGTCGTGAGGAGCAATTCTACCGGCAAGTTGTTTCGGCATCGACTTAAGCAGTTGAGCTACGGACCCGTCATGGTCTTGCATTACCTTTTTGACCCAATCACCGGAGACTAATCGCTTTTCCCGTTCGGAGAGGTCAAGAACGTCTTTACGAGCGTTGATTAAGTTCTTCGCTGCGGTCGCGTGAACCGAGACCATACGAGCAGCGTCGAGAGATTTTGAGCGCAGGGATTGAACCGCAAGACCGTAAGACGCTCTCTCAATCTGCTTCTGTCGCTCATACGCTCCCTGCGGAGTGCTTTCAGCAACAATGGAAGGATTAACCGGAGCTTCTGATTCTGGTGGCCGATATGGACCCTCAGAAGGCTCTGACCGAATGTGGCTTGCTTCAATAGCAGCCTTCCTTCTTTGCGCTCCAGATCCACGCCAAGCGTCGGCGGCTTCGGCTGAGTCCAACGGCATTCCTTTGGAGACCAACTGAGAGACTCGGCCTTTGGTTAGACCAGAGTGCTTAACGTACTCGCTTTGGGTCATCGGAGACTTTCGGGAAGATCTTCAGATTTCGCTTTGAGCAGGTCAGCCAACCCTTTGCAGATTGTGCGCTGCTCTGGGTCTTTTGGATTCGGCTGGTAGTAACCCGCAATCTGCTCAGCCGTAGAACGTCCAGCGCGGATCTGAGCGAGATGCCATCGTAGTGTGTGATGCCCAAAATTAAGCATGACGTATTGTGCAGCGTTTGTCATTAGTCGTGCGTTTATAATACAATAGCGAGTTTGATCGCGGAAGATGATCGGTCCCGCGCGATCACCAGCGTATCTATAGATAGCGGGAGCCTCCTAGGTTAGTGATACAGGTCGTTACATCGCATCTGATAGACGCAATATTAGGTAATGCTATACGCTGTGTCATACGTTATCGCTTAGTGTTCTTACGTTGCTTAGTTAGTGTCGTATGCTTCTCAACTGTGGATTTCTTTGGCAGATCAATAGGCTTAACACCTATCTCATCAAGCTTGCGTTGGACTGCTATTTCTTCGCCACGTCTTAGTATCTCAGTAACCCTACCAATACCCACACACAACAGCTTACCAATCTCACGGTAAGTCATGCCCTTCTGTCTTAGGTTGTAAGCCTTCTCGCAGTCGTACTTCTTCAGCCACTCGGTCAGGTCTTGTTCTTCAGGATCAACGTATGCGTTAGCGGGATATGAGATCCAGCCAGCTTTGATCGCATTGGTTACGATGGAAGGAGCTAGATTGAGAAGAGTAATGCGAGCTTGTATGTCTAACGTGTCCTCCTTCTTGATACCATCAACATCCATCTTCTTATGGAGATAGCGCTTGTGATGCATATTACTCTAGAGTCAAACGCTCTAGCTCTTCTTCTAAATCATAGATGCGTCGTCGTTGTTCGTTAAGCTCACGTTCTAACCGTCGAGCGAAAGACATTGCTAAGGTAGTGAGATGAGGCGGGAACTGTCCCTCAATACGCTTCTGCTCTAAGTCGCAACGTGGAGTTTCTGTCTCTGGATCTTCCCAGAGTCTTTCAGTGTTAGTCATGGGTGTTAATGGTATCAAAAGGGAATGTCATCTTCAGGTCCAAGCGGATCGTTAGCGGTAACACGCTTTGCTTGAGGTTCTGGCTTACGCTCCATATCAGTGTAATTGCCGAGAATCGGACCCTTCTTACCTTCTTGTCGTGCTGCTTTGCTAATAGACTGCACAATCATTCCATCGTTACCGTATTGATCTCGGCCAGACTTGTTGGGGATGAGTGCAATATCCAAATACGTTCCAGCTTTGCCTTTAAATAGGAATGCTTTGTCGATCTTTGTAACGTCAATCTTACCGGTTTGCATGGTGTTTGTGGGTGTTTCTTGCTTTCGTTGGTGAGTTTACAGGAATGGTTTATGTCAGTCAACCTATCGTTGGGATTAAGTATCTACACCGGAGTCTGAGAAGCGGCAGAACTGTCCGTCGTACCAGAGTTTGACCACTCCACATTCACCGTCGCGCTGCTTTGCGATGGCAATGATGGCTTCACCGGATGGTTGTGTGCGGTCTCGGTTCAAGAGCAACACTAGGTCAGCGTCTCGCTCTATCTGTCCTGACTCACCAATGTCCGTGAGCTTTGGCGCACGACCCCCCTTATCCTTTTCGTTCTCTCTGTTGAGTTGCGCCAGAGCCACGATGGCTGTCTTGGTATCGACTGCGATGGCTTTGAGCTTTCCAGACACTTCTGCAATCTCGTAGGTCTTTTTCTCTGCCGCTCTACTCCCGTGGATCTTCTGAAGGTAGTCGATGACTACCAGCTTGATTCCCCACTTGCGGACAGATCGACGGATGATTGCCGTGAGCGATGCGATTCCGTTTGCAGATGAACCAGACACAAAATGGAGCGGACTGTTGGCGATCTTGCCAGAAGCTACTCCCATCGACTTAAACGAGCCTTCGGTCATCTCTCCGGTTCGTATCTCTTGCATTGGAATAGATCCAACACTTGAGACCATTCGTCTAACAATAGATTCATCGGACATCTCTAGTGATACAAAGAGAGTCGGAATCTTATTCCTAACTGCTGCTGCTTGTGTAATAGCAATAGCCATTGCAGTCTTACCGATGGAAGGTCTAGCCGCTAAAATTGCGAGTTCTCCAAACTGAAACCCGTCGGTCTTAACGTCGAGCCAATGGAAGCCCGAAGTCACTCCGCTGAGTTGACCTTTGCGCTCAAACCGCTCTTGGGTCTGGTCAATGAATCGGCCGACAATGGTCTTTGACGTTTGGACTGCTTCCTTAGAGACCTCAACGGTGAGGCCAGATTCGGCATTAGCGACGATTTGATGAACGGAGAGGGTGGAGACAGCGGATTCACGAATCAAACGGTCTCCAGCGAATCTGAGCTGCCTTCGGTAATGAGCCTCAAGAACGCTCTTGGCGAACATCGGGTAACTCGCTGGTGATGGGCAAAGTTCATCGCACCGATTCCAAGCCTCAAACGGAACTGCTTCGGATTGATTGACTCGCTTCCATTCTTTCATCAACTCCGGTAGTGATACCGTCTTTGATTGTGATACGAGACCTTTTATCAGTTCGTATGTCTTTTGTAATTGGAAGTGTTGGATTGCTTCTGTTGGAACTTCAGCGAATGCATCAAAGCAAACGTCATTGCCTCCAGAGATACACGATCCAATCAGACCAAACTCGTCGTCTTCAGCGGAAAAAACGTCGTTCATAGGTAGCTCCGAATGTCTTCATCCAGCTTGAACGATCCGTTGGATTGGATGGATAGAGATTGCTGCGAGTCATCGTCTCCAGACTTACAACGATCAATCTCGGTGTTCCAGTTGTTCAGCAGCGTGAGAATGTCCTTCCTGCGATACTTGTTCTTGGATTCATAGCGAGCATCCAGAAGCTGCAAGTCTGACTCTGGAGTCTTGAGATTCACGACCAGCTTGAGAGCTTTGAGTTCTTTCTCGGTCCACTCAGTGTTCTCTCTGCGAGAAAACCATTTGTTGATCCGAGAGCGAAGCGAGTCGGAGTCTGGATCGGTATCGGAGTCGGAGTCGGGAGCATTTGTTGGAACTTGATCTCCGTTGTAAACATATGTTTGCAGACGCTTACATACTTCTGAAGATGGAGACGGATGTTTGCTTGTCTTTGCTCTTCCCTGCTCCCACTTGGCAAGTTGAAGATACTTCTTACCATCAACTTGGTAGATGGCGAGCAAACCGACAGATTCAAGTTCAGACAAGATCGCTTCCGTTTTCTTTTCGGATACACGATCAAGCTGGAGCGGGAATAGCGCGGCTCTAAGAAGTTGCGTTGATGCTGAGTGTCTTCCGAAATCGTCAACTCTGTTAAAGAGCCTCCGCAGGAAGACTTCAGCTTCCCATGATAGGCTGTTGATCGCTTCGGATTCTATCGCTGATTCTCTGATGTATCTATTTGGCATGATGAAACCAAAATCCCCACTCAGCCCGTGGTGAGAACTCGCGCAGAACCAACGCGACGTACACGGGAAGAGTGGGGAGAAATTGGGTTAACATGGGTTCTGATTTGACATCAACGCTCGCTTCTCACGGCTTGCGCTGACTCCTTACTCCTAACTCGGCTTTGGACCTTCGTCCATAGAAAACTTATCGAAGAACTCAGCCTTCGGTCGAACGTAGAAGTAACCTTCACGCTCGTAGACGACGCACAGCCGCTTAGTCTCCCCGATACGCAGTTGAGCTTCGGAGATGTACTCAACGGTGAGATTCTGATTGGTCTTGGATTTGTATTTCATTGTTTTATACGGTAATGCACGACGGGATAAACACCACGAGATCCAGACATTACGCGAAACTTTTTGGACTCTATCAATCCGTTTTTGACTGATTTGCAGAGTACAATTCCAGCAGCGTTATTGGTAATCTTCCATTCATCAGCCCACTGTGCGGAGGTTTTAAACCCTTCTGGGACTGGTTCTGGTTGATTGGCTATGGCAAGCCGAAGCTGTCTTAAAAGCTCGGCAGAGTCCATTTCTGTTCGTTTTGAGGCCATTGGTGAAGGTAGAGTTGCGCTGATTTATCTGTGTATTCCCCAAAAACAATCCCGTGAGACCAAGCTAGGGTTGATCGTCGTTTGCTCGCGTAATCCATTGCAGGAACATCTGCAAGCGTTCCAACGCAAAAGCCAATCGGATTTGATTGAGTGCGACCAGTCGCTTGACCGGCTCGGTGAGCATGAGCCACAACGCAGTTACCAAATGTTTCAGCGGAATCACGCAAGAAGTTCTCACCGAATAAAACTCCATGTCCCCACCGAAATCCACCCAACTTGTAAAAGGATCTGTCGTGACAATCATTGTATTTGATAAAAGTATGACAGTGTTTCTCAATTGGTTTTAGCATTCGTTCCCATACAGCTTCGGCAAATCCACGGACAACAGCGTTATGATGATTGAGATATTTCTTAGCTCGTTCGTCATGGTTACCCATCGTGAAGACTGTTGGCCTTAGCTCATTAAGGAACTTTGCTCCCTCTTGGATGTCGTCCAGATAGTCATCGGCTTGATCCGAGTCTTGAGGGTCTCGGAGTGAACCAGACCGCAATGATGCAAGATCGTACGCGTCTCCGAGGTGAATTACTTCGTGCGGTTTGAACTTCTCGCGGAACAGCAGCACCGCAGCGAGTGCATCTTGATTGGCTCTGTTTCCATGACTGCACCCAATCGCCATGACTCGGCGTTGGTGCTGTGTAATGTTCACAATGCTGAAGAATCATAGAATTAGAGCTTAATCAAGACACACTCGCGTTGATTATCGTTGGATTTGGTTACTTTCTGAACTTGTTGTTGCGTATAGCCCAGACCCAATAGTCAGAAACGCCGTACTTGGTTGACAGTTCCTTAGCGGTAAAGCTCTTGTGAGAGTTCCTGACCGCATCAACGACCCATTGCGGTATCTTCTGACCTTTGGGTCGTCCACGACCGCGCTTGGTCTTCTTGTTGAGTGGCTTCCACTGCGGTTCCTCAACTGCAACCGTCTTGTGGACTCCTAACAGTCTTGCGATTGCGTCCTTAGTGATTCCGATTTTGGTTAGTATGCTCATTTTCTAATCTTGTTATGTCTGACTTTGTGTATCCAACCCAAGCTGACCGAGTAATCTTCTTTGATCTGTCTGTATGTTTTGTTTTTGCTAATGTCTTCTAGTACTTCCAATACAACTGCTTGTGGTATGTGTCCTCTGAGTGGTATGTATGTTGATTGTCTCATTTTGTTGCTTTGCCTCTCTTTCTAGTCCAGAAGCTGGTGAACTCTGTTTTCTTAGCTTTGGCCGCTCTGACTGCTTCTCCAACGTCTTTGCGGCTTAGGACTTTAATGCCGTCGCCATCACGCTGTATTTCTTTGGCTGATCTCATGGATTTAGGTCCCTGCATTGTTTGATCGCATCGTCTATGGCCTTACGCAGCACGGTCCACTCCTCGGGGTTGATACTGATCTTGCCATGACCATCAGCGGATTGGCTTACCTCGACGTATTCTCCGCCCCCTTCATCGACGATTTCGATGTCAGTGCACTCCATCGAGAGCATGTGGTCGTCGGTGGGTGACAGAACCCATTTGATCGGTCGTAGTTTCATCGTCCCTCCAACCATTTCTTGAGGTCGTTCAGTTCGTCCTCTTTGGCTTCGAGTTCTTTGATGCGCTTATTCGCGCCAGCCAGTTGCCTCTCTAGCTGACGGGCGAAGCCAGCCTTCACGAAGTGCTGGAACGCCACGGTGACAACCGGCTGTCGGTCTGTGCGCGGGGTTTTGCTTCCGAGCTTTTTGTTGGCGTTAACAAGATGGCTCACGGCTTGGAATCCTTTGGTTTCTTCCATTCTCCAGTTCTATCGCTGATGCGAACCTTTCCAGATTTGGTGACGTAGATTTGAATCTCGTTTTTGCCCATTTGATGCTTCTGGGTTTGGACGGTTAACACCACCCATCCTTTCTTTAAATTAGAGCAGCAGCGTTCGATTTTGGCTGCACCCCAATCAAACCCCCAATTTGTCTTTGCGTAATGGATTACGCTCACGGCAACGGCCCTCCATTCTCCCACAGCAGCAGATCGGCGCGGAGAGCGTCGTTCTCCTGCTCTAGTTTGGCGATGCGCATATGCTGCTCCGCCAGTCGCTCCCCTGCTTCCGCGACTGCCGCGTTGGCCGCGCCATCGTCGGATTGAATATCCTGAGACAATATCCGCATGGCTGCGATCAGTGTTTCGGTTGAGGTTTTCACGGATTGGCCTCCTTCGCATACATTTCACGCAGCGAATCAATCGCTT